TTGCTATTTTATTTGCACCAACACTTTAATGTACCTTTTAGATAACCAGCAGTTTTATTTGTCCAACCATTTCTTATCATCATCTTCTTCAATAATGTCATTGTATTTGTTCCATATTTTGATTTTATATAATCACTTAGCCATCTTGCAGGTATTTTATTTATTTTGTTTTCCTGAACAAAGACATTACTATTGAAAAAATCTGGAACATACGATATATTTTTTTCTAATGCTGTATCATTACGTTTAAGCATTTCAGCAAATGAATAGTAGTCTTCAATTTCTCCTTTGTTATTAGTCAAATAAAGTCTTTCAAATATTTCATCATATATTTCTTTAATGTCATCTGTTTTAATCAGCTTAAATTGTTCTTGCAAATTTGCTAATTCATCAAATGTTTCATTAGATAATTCTAAGTCAATATCAGGATTATCAAGATATATTTTATATGCAGTTGCCCATAGAATATCTTTATCTTGTTTCATTTGATTTCTAAGTTTTTCATCACAAGCATTGATTCCTGTTTTACATACTAATAGCCAGTTTCTTCTGTCACCATCACTTATACTTATGTCATTGAATAATACATCATCATTACTTGTTCTGCACATTACAATTCTTGGATAGACAGTTGTTTGTTCATTTTCATATTTCTTTTGATATTTCATTCCCATATTTATTCTGTCAACAAATTCTTTTGCTGCATTTACACTGACTTTTTTAAGGTTTTCACTTTCTCCAAATTGAATCATCCAGTTTTTAGCAATAAGTGGACCAATCTCATTATCTTTTCCATTAGGATCAATTTTATTTAATATATAAGAATGACCATTTATTGTGAACATATTGTTTAAGAAATATGTTTTGCCACAACCTGAAGCACCTTGTAAGAATAACATATGTTGAAATACAAAGCTAGAAGGTTCATCTACGAATATTTTCTTTACTGCTGCTATAAGATATTTTTTACATATTTCTCTTGTGAGTTTTGTATCATCACAATCAAAATATCTAATTGCCCAGGTCTCTAATAATTCTTCATCTATTTTATTTAAGTCTAATGAATTGAAATATTCTTTTATTACATGATAATTGTACCATCTAGCAGCATATTTGTTAACAGCATAAGTCAAATCACTTTTTGATGCTTTATTTGAGAATGTATCATTATTTTTCCAATGTGTCAATTCATCATTATATTTAAATGGATGCCATTGAAATTTATTTGTTTCAGTCCAATAGCCAAATGTTTTGACTTCATCTTCTAAAACATCATATTTTATCATTGTTTCATTGTCACTATTTCTATAATACAAATCAGCATACATTTTATAAGTTACAATATCATCAGGTATTTTATATCCACTTACTAGATATTTGAAATCATCGTTGTTCCAATGTGTCTTATAGTAATCATTTCTAATATTTTCTATTTTGTTTTTGTCTTTGATATGTTTATCCCACCAATTATGAAAAACATTATACTTTGCTTCTTCATCAATATTTTCAATCAAGCATTTGATATTGTCTTCAATATCTGCTTTTTTAGTCAGTTCTTTATTCTTGTTTTCTTCTAAGTATAAATCATTTAATTCTTTAATACAATGTTGTTTCCAGCTTTTTTTAAATTGTTTTATATATATGTATTCATTAGGGTCATTATATTTATATCCAAATGGAATTAACCAATCAACTCTATGTACAATATTAGTATTTTTGAAATATCGTTCATACCATTTATCATTTTTTGGTTCGTTTAAATAGAATTTTGTAGGGTGTCCAACATTGTTATTATCTGATACCGGTAGCAAATTTGCAATATATTTCCATTCTTCATCAACTTTTTCTTTGTCTTTGAATAGTCTAATCAATGCTTCATAAATACAACGTCGATGAGTGTGTGGATAATATCTTAGATTTTCTTTTGATACTTCTTCTTTGCACTTGAATTCTACAGGCAATTCTTTTGATTTGTATTGTATGTTATTGACTTTATATTGTTGTTCAATATTTATGTCTTCTAATTCACAACTGCCATATTTTTCATCATTAATAAATTCTGAAAAATATATGTTATTAACAGTTACATAAGAACCCTGCATAATACTATTAGAACAATGATCTAAAACCTTATGTCCATTATAATTAAAGTCTATGATTTGTCTGCCTTGTTCACCAAATCCATAGAACATTTCTCTTGTATATTTCTCACTCAATATGCAGCATTTTTTGAAATTTTCTTCTGTTCTTTTACAGTTCCAATACCAGAATATTCTATAACCTTGCTTACTATGTGTCAAATGTACAGCATAAAAATTGTAGTTATAGTTATATTGACCTGATTCATGTATAGCATTTAATAATTTCTGTATATCAAATGGTTTACAATACTTATAGAAATACTTACTGTCTACATCGCTAAATGTAATTCCATTCCAGTCATTATAGTCAATTGATTCAGTAACTACTCTATAACCATTTGTAAAATTTTGAATCCAAGGTTGAGCACATTTAGGTTTATTACTGTCTGCATATTTTTTAATTTCACTAAGAGTATCAATATCCATTTTTTCATTACCTCTACATATTGCATACTTGATTTCATTTGTTTCCTTATCCTTATATTCTCTTGGAATACAATAATTGAATTTAATTTCTTGCATAGTTATTTATATGATATTTTTGTATGATTTGTAATTACTCTATTTGATTTTAGTTTTATTATGTCCTTCCATTGTGATTTGTTTTCCCATTCATAATATTCACCAGAAGAATGTTCTGTATCAGGTTTTAAATAGACTATATCGTAGTTGTCATTGTAGTATTTATTTAAATATCTATCATACCAGACTGTAACTTTATTATTCAAAGTTTTATAGATACAGTCAATAATGAATATCAATGTTTTATTTGTTGAACCACAATATTCATCAATTATACATATTATATTTGGTATTGATGTATTAGGAAAAGATATTTCTATATGGTCAACTGTTCCTTTCCAACTATAAAACTCAACATTTGGTTCTCTATTAGTAATTAGTTTTATTGTTTCTTTTATAATCCATGCCGAATATTTTTCTCCTTCTAGACTATCTCTTCTTCCACCTCTATCAAAAGATAATTTATTAAGTGTCAAACCATTTTTTAAAGTAATTTTGCATTCGTTTCTATCTACTTTTGATTTTTCTAGCAATGTTCTATTGTCTTTTGGATAACCATATAAATCAATTATATGTGATCTGACTTGATACATAAAATTGTCTTTGCCTCTTCCTAAATTTGCCCATTCTGACAATGAACAGTAAAAATTTGTATAAACTCTTGGATTATTTTTCCATTCTTGAGTCACTTTATTAAAGTAACTTTTTCCACCTATGTATTTCATAATTGTTTGTTTGATATATTTATTTTTTGTTATTTTCTTTCTGGATTGATATACTTACATATTATATTATCATCTTCTATTTCTTTAACTGTATATCCTTTTGTTTTTGAATTACGTCTTAATGCATACCATACAGCTGGTTCATGTACACCAATATAATGTGCTAATTTATAAACACTTGTAAAATACCATGTAGGTCTTTCACCTTTTGAATCTTCAATCATAAATAGTTTCATAGTTTTAATCTTTTATATATTTATTATTTGTAAAATAGTTATATATTTAATTAATAATAAACATTTTTCAGAAAAAAAGTTAAAAAATAGAGTAAAAAATGAAATAAAATATGTTCTATTTGTACTTAAAATTGTTCCATTATTAACATTTTTTAATTTTTCCTTTTGTCTTTAATTTATCATTTGACTATGTAATTTTACACCAAAAAAGTTTATTTTTATATATAAATGGATTTAAACTACAAACTAAGAAAATGGAGATATTAATCAAGCGAACATATAATTGCAAGACTTATTGTATTAGTCATGTATATATTGATGGAAGTTATATATGTGATGCAATAGAAGATACAGACAGAGGATTAGATGAGTCAATGAGTGTTGCAGAGATAAAGAAGAAGAAGGTCTATGCAAAGACAGCAATTCCAACAGGCAACTACAATATATTGATGGATGTTGTATCACCTAAATTCTACCTAAAACAATATTATAAGAATTTCTGTGGTGGCAAAGTACCCAGATTTGAATATGTAAAGGGATATTCTGGAGTGTTGTTGCATTGTGGAAGTAATGAGAATAGTTCAGCTGGATGCATTATTTTAGGTCAGAACAAAGTGAAGGGCAAAGTGATCAATTCACAAATGTGCTTTGAGAACTTCTACAATAAGCTAAAAGTTGCATATAAGATTGGTGAGAATATTACATGCAAGATTGTAAGAACGTTCCAGAATGTCACAGAATGATTTGAAAACTATATTATAATAGAATATATATAAAACAATTTTCAATACATCTGGAATCATTCTGGATATATAAGAGAATAAATATATAAGATAATAGAAATAAATAAAATAAATAAAATTGAGAATGTTAAAACAAGCAAAGTATAATAATGATTTGTATGTAATAGAAAAAATACCGTATGAAATTACCGAAGACACTGATGCTGAAAAGATATATGTTCCAATGGATAGTGTAGCAGGTTATAAAGAACTTAATCCTAATTTACCTATTGAAGGTTATAAATTTGGCACTATTAAAGTAAACAGAGAACCATTTCAGGATTATTTAGAAGTAATTTGTACAAGTGAATCGAATGCACCGTTAATGACTGTATTACACACAAAAGGATTTGCAGCAAATGAAGACTATATGACACTGGCAGAAGCAAAATCAGTGACGAATGAACAGTTAGATGGTCTTTTAAATGGAAACAATACTGTAGTAACTTTCAATGAATTCCAATACTTTACAGGTGTTACAAAGGTAGGCAGTTCTGATGATGTTGAAGCAAGCAAAACAACCTCACCATTCAGAATGTGCACAAGTTTAAAGCAGATTACATTACCACCAACTGTAAAAGAACTTGGTTCAAGAGCATTCGACCAAACAAGAAACATAGAATATATTAACGGAATTGAAAGAGTTAAGATATATGGTAATGCTTGCTTGCAAGCTACGTGGTCAGCAAACTCCAAGCAGGTAATAAACACCCTTACTATTGACCAATTAAAAGGGAATTACCAAATTAATAATGTTCTAAATGGAAAATATAATATTAAGCATATAATTCTGTATGATGATAATATTGGAATGTCTACTTTAAATGGATTACTTGAATTAGAGACAATTTCAATACCTGACACTGTAACTGTACTTGGTGGTTTGGGACAAAGAGAAGGTAGCAGTTTAACAGGTTTTAAAAACCTTCGAAGAATGAATAGTGATACTGATGGAATTATGAATATTCCAAACCAAGTTACACAAATTGGCTATCAATCATTATATGTTGGTGGTCAGGTTGGGGGTAATACTGAGATTAAAGAAATTAATATACCTGATAGTGTTATTACCATCGGACAATCTGCAATAGGCAGTTATTATGAGTGTGAAAGACTAAATATTGGTAGTGGTATTCAAGAGATTCAAAGTAATGCACTATTTCATATTGGCTTAAATGTTGATAAACTCACAATGACAATTAAAGCAGTAACACCCCCCACATGGGATGGTAAATTAATCGACGTAGAAAAGGTATCTATTTATGTACCATCCGAATCTGTAGAAACATATAAAGCTGCAAGTGGATGGAGTAATTATGCAGACAAAATATATCCAATAAAAAAATGAAGATATGAAAGCAATAATAAGAAATAGTTTATTTATAAATGATACAGAGCCATATTTAATAGAGGATGATTTGTCCAATTATGAATATGTGTTTGTGCCGATAGATAGTTATAAAGGATATAAAGACTTAAATCAATCTATTGACAAATTACAGCCTTACAATTTCAGAAGCATATCAGTTGGAGACAAAGACATATATGATGCTTTCACTTTAATTGCAACTAAGGAAACTAATGCACCATTTCTTAATGTGATGTTTCAACATAATCTTTGTGTAGATGAAAACTATATGACATTGGCAGAAGCGAAAGCAGTAACAAATGAACAAATAGATATATATACGGAAGAAGTCAAAACAGGGTTATTCATGGATAATTTAGAAATACAAAGTCTAAATGAATTACAATATTTTGAGCAAATAACCGCTATACCTTATTACTTTTGCTATGGTGCAGACAACTTAGAAGAAATTCATTTACCAAAGAACTGTACAAAGATTGAAAAATACGGTTTAAGGTCAAAGACTGTTGGTAAACTGAAATATATTAGAGGCGCTGAAAATATAGAGTATATAGGTATATCAGCTTTAAATAATCAGAACAATTTACAATATATTAATCTTACTCAGAAATGTAAAGAAATTGATAATTCTGCATTATATAGAAATACAAATGCACCTGTAGCACCTTGTAGTTATGGAGATTTAAGCGGTATAATTACATTACATAATAATGTGTTTTATGGTGACACCGCTGTTAGTATTTTAAATTTCCCAAATTGCAGTACATTTGGAAAGTGGTGTTTTGGTCAACCTTCAACAGGGGCAAACGCAAAATTACATACAGTTAATTTAGATTGGGAAAACGTAACTACTATACCGGAAAACACTTTTAGATATTGTGTAAACTTAGATATGTATTTACCTGCAATGCCAAAGTTACAAACAATAGATAGTTATGCCTTTCGCTATTGTCGTAAACTCAAAGGTACTGTAGATTATCCTAATCTAACTTCAATTGGTCTTATAGCATTTACAGGTACTAAGATAGATAAAGTTGTTTTGCATGAAGGTGTAACATTAGCGGAAGGTAATGATTTTGATACAGGTGTATTTGCTTACTGTAAACAATTAAAGTATATTAAGTTTCCTGATGATATGGAAGAAATACCAAAGTCAGTTTGTTATAATACACCAAGTTTAAGAACTGTAATCTTACCACCAAATCTTAAAGTAATCAAACAATATGCTTTTCAAATTGCAGGAATAGAAACAATTGAATTACCTGATGGTTTGACAACAATTGGGGGTGCTGCATTTGGTGCTTCTAACTTAAAGAAAATAACAATACCAAGTAGTGTTAGTAGAATTGGTGATTTTGCTTTCAGACAATGTGTAAATCTCAATGAATTTATTTGCTTACCAACAACACCACCTACATTAGATGTTGATGTTTTCTTAGATTCACCAAATGTTATTATTTATGTACCATCCGAAAGTGTTGAAGCATACAAAACAGCGTGGAGTACTTATGCTGATAAAATAAAACCAATAGAATAAAAATATCGATATTTAAAAATTTATGAAACAAGTAAAAGTAAATAACATTTTATATGTAATGGATACAGAAGCATATCAAATTACAGAAGATACTGATGCAAGATTAATTTTAGTTCCAGAAGATAGTTACGAAGATTATGTTGCAGCACAATGGGGTCAACCTGGAGAATTAATAACAGGTGATGAAGTTGCAAGAATTCAAGATGTATTAAGCAAAATGCAAAAATACAATTACAATTGTATTGTTGTAAATGTTCCTGAATATGTTACCGCAATGGAAGAAGCAGAAGAACTTGTCGTATATATTAGTAATGAACAAGAAAAAGTAATATTATTTAATGCATCAGTTATTTATAATAAGAATAAGATTAATTATATAAAGGTAGATGGTGTTAAACTTACTGATGCTGAAATTGATGGTATGATTAATGCATCAGATTGGAATGATAGAGGAGTTTATAATTTATCTATAGGTAATCACATAGTTAAATATTCATTAGTTGAAGCAGAAAGGGAAACCGATTATAATAGATATTTTGATGGTTGTAGAGATTTTGTAAAAGTAATTATTCCATCGAATTGGAAATATACAGGACAATATACTTTTACAAGTAACTACAAACTTGAAGAGGTAATTATTAAATCTACAAATATTACCACAATAAATACAGGTGCATTTTATTATACTCAAATGCTTAATAAAATTACATTACCTAATACAATAACTAAATTCGAAGATTATGCTTTTAAAGATTCAGGTTTTGAAAATTTTGTAGTACCTGAAGGTGTAACCGAAATTGGTACAATGTGTTTTTATCAATGCAGAAAATTAAAAAACATTGTATTACCAAGTACTATTACTAAAATTGGTGGCGCTTGTTTTGCATATTCTACAAAATTAGAAGGTATTACAATTAATGCTACCTCTGTTCCAACACTTGAAAAAGAAAAGATTACTGATGAACAAGGGGATTTATATTATAATAATGCTTTTGATAGTACCAATAATTGTCCTATTTATGTACCTGCAGAATCTGTTGCAGCATATAAAGCAGCAACTAATTGGAGTAAATATGCAAGTAGAATTCAAGCAATTCCTTCTGAATAATTAACCAATCATCTAGAAAATGTTTATTTTTATATATAAAGGAAATGCCATAAAATAATATTCATTTGTAGTTATTTATAACTTATTTATCCATAATTAATTTTTATAATAAGTTAGTATTTTTAAGTTATTATTTATTTGTTATATTTATTGGGTAGGTCATTTGACCTACCCAATTTTATTATTATCTCTTTACTTTATATGGAATGTGTGAGAATATAGTTTTTGATATATCATCTATTGTTCCATCTTCATTATGTCTTTCTAAGTATTTCTTTCCACCTATAGTATAATATATATAATATTCGTGTTGTGGAACTATAGTTCCAGATTTAGGTATTATCTCTATCTTTGTTTTAGCAGTACCTTTCTTAGCATCAGGAAGTCGTGTACATATACATGATTCAATATATTTATGTATTATCTCACTTCTCGCATCATCATCTACAATTGAGTCAACATTGTGAATTGATTGTCTGAATGTTGATGAACCTTTTAATATATCTTCATATTCAAATATTTGTTGATGTTTCTTTGCAAGTTCTTTCTTCCAATTGTCTCTGTCTTTGTTGATGATAGCAATCTGTTCATCAAATATGTTCTCATTGATTTTTCCATTTAAGTAGATATTGAATGCTTTTCTCTCTTTGTCTTCAAGATTGTTCAATATCTTATTTATGTTCTCAATTGCTTTCTTGTTCTCTTTTATTTTATCATTATATTCAACAATCATTTTAGTATCATTAAGACCAGAATCAATGTTCGCAAAGTCTTTAGCATTCTCCCATAGAATAGTGTCAATCACATCCATATTGAGGTAGTTAAGGTGTTTTTCTTCAACTTGTCCTAATTGATTAGTCAAACATCTGTACATGTGTCCAGATATATATGCAGTCATTGCATGACCACAACAACCACATCTTACAATCTTCTTACCATAATATATATATTTAGTCTTGCTTTTAGGTTCAGATTTGTTTTGTGACAGCATTTCAATTGCTTTGTCTTGTAGTTCAGGAGATATGAATCCTGTGTATTTCATCTTCGTCTTATATACATTCTTATGATTCGTCCTTCCTGAATATATTTTGTTCTCAATGATTCTCTTTATCTTGTTACAACCATTTATCATCTTCGTCTCTTTCATCATACCTTTTTGAACTAAGTCATTATACAGAACCCTGAGAGATATTCCACCTTTTGAATAAGTATTGAAGATATATCTTACAACATCTGCTTCAATAGGGTGTTCAACAAGATAAGAGTTCTTGTCTTTCGTATATCCAAACAACGGTTTACCATTAGCGAGTTTGCCTTGTTGTATCATTGCAGTTTTTGCTCTCATGAATCTGTCTCTCTTTATCATCATCTCATTCTCTGCTAATGTTGAGAATAAAGAGAAGACTATTGAAGCAGTGCTGTCTATGTTTCCTTTAGAATCTAATAATCTGACATAAGGATTCAAAATGATAAGTTGAACTTTCTTTTCCACCAAGAAGTCTCTGATAGAGTAGAGTATTTTCTGTTGTCTAGATATACGACTAGGTTCCCAACAGATAACACAGTCAATAGATGAATCGCTATTGATGTTGTTCTTTAGTTTGTTAAGTCCCTGACGTTCTTCCTCACTTAACTTTGTTGCTGACTCAATATCTTCAATGACGATGATATTGTTTTTTGAATAACCAAGACGTTTTGCTTCTTTCAATAAATCATTTGTTTGGTCAGTGAGTTGCTGCTGTGCAGTTGAAACTCTTGATAAAATAATGCACTTTTTCATTGTGGTATGAATTTAAATTACTAATTTTGGTGCAAAATTAATAATAAAATCCTAAACCGTTATATATTTTAGTAATTTTTATTATAAATTAATATACTATTTTATATAAGGATATTTTATTAACACATTTTTATAGATTGTTTGATATATGTAAAACACTCCGTATTGAATTTTAATTACTCAGACAATAGTTTTATCATCCAAGTAATTTCACATCAATACGGAGTGTCCTGTATATCTTAAAACAATCTATTTTATGGTGTCCATTCTAATTCTTCATAATTGGCAAAATCATCTTCATTTTCAAACTGCAAGCACCGACTACTTTCTAAATAAGATTCTCCACCATCATCAGGTTCCCACATTGGACATTCATTCTCTAAAATCTCTTTTGCTTCTTCAAATGAATCTGCTTCAATTTCAACAAACCAACTTTGACTTAATGTTTTTTCAAATTTGTAAATCATAAGTGTGATACTTTTAAGTTAATAAATATAGACATATATATAACGAAAAAGAGGGTCATTTGTAACCCTCTAATTTCTTCATATTTTTCTTTATCTTCTTTTCTACATGTTTTCTCAATATTTCATGAACATCATCGACTATTTCATCAGTAAATATATCAGGATATATACTTAAATATAAATCAATTAGTTTTCTACACTCATTTTCAAGTTTATTTATTTCACTACATTTTAAAACTTTAAAATGAACATTAATTTGAGTCGTCAACATACCTTTAAGTTCATCAATACGTCTTTTAAAGTAATCTTCTACTGTATACATTTTCTTTTTCATAATTTAATACACTTAATTCGTGTCGTGCGCAACTTCTAATTTTTACTCACTTAAAAAAATATTAAAATACAAATCTAACTCTTTTTTACTTCTTTCATCAACTCATTAATTTCTTCTTTATTCTTTCTATTAATAATCTTACTAATTAATTCTTATTTCTTTTTCTTTTCCATATTATTTAAATTTTTAAATTTCATACTCCACTATTGAAGTACATTATTAATATAGTGGATTATAAAAATAGTTCAATTTATTCGTGTTAAGAAAACTTAAAAAGGCAGAGAAATAAATCCCTGCCACTTTTTAAGATTAATTATATGTAAAACACACCGTATTGCTTTGAAATTCTTTAGACAATAGTTTTATCATCCAAGTGATTTCGTGCTAATACAGTGTGTTCTAGATATATTCTGATTTATTCTTCAATAGGTATATATTCTGATATAACATAATAACCTTCTGGATATTGTCCCCAGAATACATTCCTACCTTCATCCATCAGTTTATTATATTCTTTTAGGCATTCTTTCAAAGTTGTGTACTTTCCTAATATAACTTCTTTCTCTTTCTTGTTTACTTTCATGAGTTCATTATTATCTATATGGTTTAATGATTAAGATGCTGCAAATATATAACAAAAAAGTGGCAAGTAAATAATTACATGCCACGTTTTAAGATTAATTAAATGAATTAGTCTGTTGTATCAATATAGTATTTAAGGTCTTTGCCTTTTAAATGATTCAGACACCAGTCTCTTGTCTTGTAGTATAGGTCGTGATACAGTTCATACATTGCCATATTGTTCTTGTTATAGTGCTGCCAGCATTTCCAATTGACTACTAATGCAAGTTCAGTAATATATACTGTGTCTTTCTTCCACTCTTTGAATGCATTGTTGTATGTCTGTTGTACAGCATCAAGTCCAAACAAATCTGCTATTGTGAAGTCCTGCCAGAAGGTGGTCTTCATTTCATATCCATTTTCAAGAATCTGTCCCATTGCTGTTGTTCAATTTGATTAGTAACTCTTTTATTTCTCTTATCTCTTGTACTAAAAGAGGTAGTTGCCTTGCAACCACCTCCATGAATCTCTGTTCTAGTATAGTCATAGGATTGAGTTCTTCATTGCTTGTAACTTAGCAATCTCTGCATCCAGTCTGTCAATCTCTGTCTGCTTGAAGTTGTTGATAAACTCTGTACAATACTTCATGACTTCTTGTGCATCCTGAACAGTTGCATGTCTCTTCTCAAAGAGGTCTTTCACTCTGTTGACCATCTTACTGTGTTCTCTCCACTCTTCAATCTGCTTGTTGCGCTGAATGTAGTGTTTGATCTTAGCAACCTGTTCTTCCACACTGAGGTTCATGAATCTCTTGTACATGATTTTCGGTACAACATTGATGTTCTCATTGATGAACTGTACTGCTTCGTTGTTCTCTACTGTGGTGTTTTCAACTTTGTTGTTAATCACCTGGTTCTTGTTTTCTTTCATTGTTTTGAATTTTAAGTTATTAATAATGTTATGTCAAATCAATTATGTTTGATTGACAATGCAAAATTAATACTTTTCTACAAAACATAACACATTTTAAGATAATCTTTATATTTTGTTAATAAAATCTAATATCAGATTAACAGGTTTTAATTAAAAGCCTATAAATCAGACATTTACAATAAAAAAGAGGAATAACCTGAATTATTCCTCTTCAATTTCTTCTTCATCTTTGGTATTATCATTAGAAAGATATTTGATTGTCTTATATTTATATGTATAATCAATTCCTATTAGTGAACCAGAGAATGTGAATACTTCTCCTAATGCTGTAAGTACAGATGTATCGATTACACCAGTAGGTGGCAAGAAAAGTCCAACCCATAATAAGACAACACCTACAATTGCTAATATTACACCTAACCAAAGTTGAATGTTCATTTTCTCTTTTACTGTTATCTTCTTCATTGTCTTATTGTTATATCTTTCCAATTAAAAATAAACATTTCTATTGTCTATTATCTATTATCCACAATAGAATTGCAACCAGTAATTACCATCATAAATGAACATATTTGCTGTATTGTTTACACTTGCAGATGATTGTGGTGAATTACCATTAGATGCTATTATTTTATTATTGCATCGTACATTGATTGTCTTCTGTGAATAGTCTTTTACATATATTGTCCTTCCTGCATAAGTACTGAATGGCAAGTCTAAATATCTGTCACTTGTCATTGAATTGTTTGCAATAATCAATTCATCATCATCAGTAATAGTATAGTTTGAGTCAGGCATTACTCTTACATTCTTAGCATCAAGTCCAACCCAGTCACCATTAGGATTCATTTTCTTTATTACATTGTCTGTTACTTTGAATCCAGCATTACCATATTTGATATATGTTCCTTCTGCACCAATATATACTGTCTTGTTATTTCCAAAGTTGCTGCCTATTCCATCATATCCTATCAATGTGAATGCATTGTTGATTGGTACATTTACATGATAATTCAATGTTGCTTCAACTATCTTTTCTTCATTGTTTATAATATAGAATCTTATTACTGCATAGTTCTGAATTGATATGATTGAGTCAGATGTTGTAGTATATGTTGCTTCTCCATCAGTGAATGTTATTGTCTGTTTATATACTCCATCTTCATATACAGACCAATTAGTATTAGCAGTCTCTATTATTATGCCAGAAGTAATAGGTCTACCATCATTCATATAAGAATAGCTTACATTATTAAGTGTAATAGTTGTTCCTGACTTTACTTTGCCTATTGTATTGGTAAATCTGAATTGTCCTACATACCATGTTTGTGGTGGGTCTACAGTTGACACTTTAACTAAGCCTGAATTGTATACTGCATTAGCAATATAGTCAATAGCTGTTCTATTTACAAACTCATTATAAGTACCTATACTTTGCGCCGTAATCAAAGTAGTTCCACCTATTCCTTGTAAAGTAAATCCTTGGTCTGTCTGATTCAATGTAAGATTACCATTTATAATAGTATTACCATTCAAAGTAATCTGTCTATTATCAATGTCAATTCCTGTATTTCCAACAGCTAATAAGATTTCATTTGCTGTCTGTACTATTTGTGAAGAAAGCATTTGTGCATTGATGTCAAATTGACTTGGAGTCTCACCTAACTCTAATTGTGGACGATAGAAAGCATCTTCTAATTCTTCATCTTGCATGCTTGCACTTATTACATAATAAGCATCAGCTGTTGCAGTGAATGTGTAGTATATTCTTGGATTGTCCAAATAAGTATCATCACCATCATAATGTCTTACTGTCTGAACATAGTTGGTGAAGTTTACTGGCAACTGATTTGTTGCTGAATATGCTACACTAATATGTGGATTAAATTCTGAATAGAAGCTGAACACATACTTTTCACCCTGTTTTAGTTTTATTACGTTGCTAAATATATCATAATAGTCATGACCATCCCATACAGAGTGTGAAATATCATATCCTTGGTATTCTTCATCATATACTGCTGCTGTATGGTCTGCTTTTGTCCATCCATATAAATTAATCAATTGTACACCACTATAATTAGAAACTGTTGAACTTATTCCATCTGCTCTTATTGTGAGATTAGATATAGCAGTTGTATTCTGGCCGATTGAAGTTGTATGACTTTCTACAGTTGCTTCTATTTCATCATATTGCTGATTCAATGTAGATATAGCATTTGTATTAGAGTCAATGTCTTCTCTGCATCCTTGTACAGTTGAAGTAATCTCATCTGTAATAGTCAATGTTGCTGCAGGTGCTAATTGTGCATATACTATTCTTTGGTCGTATACTGTTCCATTGCTGTCTACTAATTCAATTTCAAGATAAGTCACTCTGTCATTTGAAGTCCACCAATTGTATTGATAATCTGAATTAGTATATGATGGAGTAGTAGTATTGACAGATAGATTAGTCCAAGTGTTTATAATAGATACTGTATAATGTGGTTTGAATCTTACATAATATCCATTCAATGATGCTGTAATTTGTTCTACTGTTGTTCCTACATTATGGATAATATTATATCTAAGACTTACACCTAATGTTGAGTTATGGTCGATTGGTGCGTTCTCAATAATTGGAATCAATTTATAGCTATCTGCATTTATTCCATCATTTCCTTTAAGTCTTGCCCATGTATAGTCTGAATAAGTCAAAGTAGCATCACTTTCTGTATGATTAGAACAAAAACCTATATATAAAGCATTGTTGAAATATGTTTTGCTAAAATTTTGTCTACCATCTGCACTATTTGAATATGCTTGGTGTACATAAGTAATTACACCTTCACCAACATCTGCTATAAGTTGCTCAATATCATCACCGGTATTTGTTGTGAATTTGCCTTTGAATTGATTAAGACCATTAGATATTATATTGATTCTATGACTACTAAGATTATAGTCATTTATTCCATCATATTGAATTAAGAATGGTGCATCAATTGTACTGTCAAGATAAGGATTATTATAAGCACCAATAGTAATAGCTGCTTGTCTTGTTGTATCTGTTCTGTTACCAAGCATTACTATTTCATCACCTACTTCTGGTATGCTATTTGAATGTGATTCTTTGTCTGTGTCTGACAATATTATCCAATGACAATCTACTGTCTGTCCATCTATTTCAACTTGCTCAACTGATTGACTTACATTTGTACATAATCTCCAATAGAATTTATTGTCTACATTATAGCTTACACCTTCTGCAACATTGAATGTCTGGCAGACTATCTGGTCGTTTATCTCAAAATTCTGGTATATCTTTCTGTCTTCATCGGATGCTCTGAAATAGCATTTATAGCCACCATTGTTTTCTAATGTGACTACTTTTGTTAAAGTGGCATTCGCAGGGGTTATGATTATTTGCCCCTGCGCTGCCTTGATTTCATCTATGATTAATTTAAAGAAATGAGCTGCCTTAGTGACAGTCAAATAGTCAGTAGTTATGTTCTCTGACAATAGATTAGTAATTGTTGCGTTTATTGCTTGTAATGTATTTGCATCAACTGTAGTAGCATTTACTAAAGTTGAGTTAATAGTCTCATTGTCTATTGTAGTTATGTCTGCATAAGTTGTTGTGATTGTACCTGCAACAAGTTGTCCATCAATATCTGCTGTATTAGCTTCAATATTGTCAGCAGATAAATTACCAGTTATTGTTGCATTATTTCCTTGTAATGTATTTCCTTTAATTGTTCCAATGCTTTCTAAGTCACCATCTATGTCTTGTGTATGGTCATGATATTGTCCCCAAAGATATACACCTCTAGTTGAGTTTACACTTCCACCACCATTTATAACTGTTATGTTAGCAAATCCATTTGAAGTTGTCTGACTTGAATTGCCACTATTTGTTTTTTTGCTGAATTTCTTTATTGTAATCATATTTCTCTAAGAGTTAAATTTTTAGTTTTATTTCTTACATCAAATTCTTCTGCTAATGTAATGAATTGTTTATTTAATGCTGTACTTGTATATACATTCTTCCAGTCTACATTAGTAATATGCAAGTTTGTGTCTAATCTAATCTTTGGACTTGAATAGTTATTATAATATTGATTTATATAATGCTCTTCTGCTTTGCTATTCTTTTTGCTTGGAACTGTTTCCCATTTATTGTATATTGTAGCAAGTGGAAGATTAGTAGATGTATTTATTACTGCATTCATATTGACTGCTTGCTTTATGCCTAATTCTAAGCATTCTGCACTACTTAGTTGTGTAATGAAGTCAAAGTCAATATCATCTTTCTTGTTTATATAATTATCTGTCTCATCACTCATATAAATCAATTCATTGTCTTCTGTAATATCATTCAATCCACTATCTGTATATATCTTACATTCAAAGTCTTCTATTATGATATTCTCTGTATGTGCTAAAATAAATCTAGCATCTGAACTCCATTGTGTATGTCTCCAAAAACTGGGATGTCTTCTGGTAACTTGATTCCATAATAAGTTGATTGGACCTAATATTCTGAAAATAACAGCTCCACTAATGTTATCACTTTTCTTAATAGGAATTGCTGTACCTTCAGCATCAACATTCATAGTGTAATCTATTGTGTTTTGTATGTCGTATTCCTGACCTATAATAAAATCATTCAATTTTGGGTTTACTCCTAAACTAAATGTTGTAAGTGTGTAATCTTGACCATCCACAGTTATTGTAGGTTCGTGTCCTAATTCATACCATGCAAAAGTAGAATTACCATATTCATCTATATTCTCTTCTACTAATCTTTTATTACCAATTATCAATTCACATTCTAATATAGGTAGTTTTGCATATAAGTCACCTGTCTGTCCTTCTGCACTATATTTGTATTCATATCCTTTTGCTGATTTATCAGAAGTCCATGGTTGAAGATTTGCACTACCATCAGTTAAATATGATGTTGGTTTATCTGTTGGATTTGCTTGTGTCCAAAACTTTCGTGTGTAATATCTACCCTCTCCATTATTATCTGATTTGATGATGTTGCGACGCCCAATAATCGGAATAATCGGATCTTCCAAATAGTTAGGTACAAGTGCTTTACTTCCTTCTGTTTTTTGTGCATGTCCATTTCTTATTGCTTCAAAATTGTTGTTTCTGTTGGCATAGTCAGTGCTGCTTTCATACTGAATTGGCTGAAATAAAAGTCTACCTGAAAAGACTAAATAATTAATAGTATCATCATCAATCGGACTAAATACACCACCACTATTATTTGCAACATATTCAGCCATTCCACTATGTGCCTGTATTGTTGCATCTGACGGTGTGTGTGTACTTTCATTAGATGTTTCATTACCATTAACGGATATAAATAAATAAGGCTTCATATCCACTTTAGAAATAGGTGCGTTATCAGCAACAGTTCCGCCTTTATGTTCAACACTACCAAACTTAAATATATAAGGGACACAACTATGTGTCTTTAAATACTTAGCTAACTTCCATTGGTTAATATATCTACCATTCGACTGTTCGGCTAATGAATCTACTACATTTACTCCATCATAATAAAACTTCCAATTCTTATTATTCATTGCCTGAATAAACCAATCTACTGTTTTACATTCTGAATATTCATCGGACTGACCTTTTACTATTGCATTAAAAGCACTATTAGCATGATTTCCACTACCTTCACTTATATATTCTGTCATATATAGTTGTTTTCCACTATATAAAGAAGTCAATGAGTCTTTTTCTAATGGACTAGTAATTACAGTATCTTGTGAATCTAAATTACACTTAACACTGATTTGGTTATAAACATCATCTATTGTTATTTGTGTTCCATTGTCGGCATGCATATCATTTGTTATGCTAATGTCTACTGCTGCTAATGTAGTTGAAGTATTAGTAGACAGATTCAGCCAAGATGTATTCTTGTTCTTTATGCTGTCCCAATCAAAAATGTATATATTCTTGCCATGTTGTACAATATGCAGATTTAAGTATTTCAATAAGGACTCTAAACATTCTTCGTAAGTCCATATATCATCAAATTCTTCACCTACAATAATCTGTTCTGACACAGAAATATCATTGAAGACAGTATTTAGTTTATTAGATGAAATTCCCTTTGATTTGTCGTAATATAAAGTGACATCTAAACCAGTAAACATCAAATCTAATATTGACTTTATTGTGACATTTGCTGCTGCATTCTTTATTGTAGGATAATTAGTAAGATTTGCATTCTTATAGTTATAATATTGTAAAGTAGACAGAACATCAATACAATTTACTTCAAAATCATCTAATGGTGAAGAATAAGGTTGATTATATGTGTTTGGATCAACATAACCATAGAATAAGTATGAATTGCCCTTCTTTATCTCAACTTTTACACTACGACTATTATCTGCAAAGAAAAGATTACCAACATAAGATGTAGTTAGTAATGCTACTTTTGCAGACTTTCTTATAATAACATTGAATAAGTCATCATTGTTAGTTGTAATTGTAATAGGGTCACCAGCAAATACAATATCTTCACCTATTTCAATTATTTGTTCTGAACCATCATCTTTAGTGAAAATGACTGTAATCAAATCATTGTCTATATCTCTGAATTGTCCTCTTATTATCATATTACTTTATTCCAATGTTTTTGCCTGTCTTCATTTGACCTTTTCCGAAGTTCTTTAGACTACCATATATGTCTGAACCTTTAAGTCTGAAATTGATTGTAGGTGATTCATCCGGTGACGAACCAAAGTCACCGTTTTCTATTGCTCTAAATAGGTTGCTTTGTTGACTTCCATTTAATATCATTTCACCACCATTAAGTCTTGCTAAAACTCTATCACCATGTGTAGAACCACCAGATACTATACCACCACTTGCAAACTTAGGTAATGAAGCAAATACACTTGCGATAGTAGCAACTATAGACAGTATTGCTGCTATATTTCCTGGGAATGGCACTTTTGCACCTTCTGCGGCACCTGATGCTATTGCTTCTGCATTTTTTGCAGTAATAAGTTTCATTATTTCAGGAAGTAATTTTGCTGTAGCATCTAATGCTTGTCCTGTGAAATTCAGCCATTGTCCAGTTGATTCATCTAAAGCACCACCTAAACTACTAAATGTTGAACCTAAATTACCTATTGCTTCTGAATAACCTTCAATTTCTTTTTGTTTATCTGCCCATTTAGTCTGTTTATCTTTTATCTCTTTTGCTTGTTCTGCCAACACATCATTTGATTCTGTTGCTTCTAATATCTTAGCATTAATACTATCATAAGACTCTGTTCCAGTTAAACCTAATTCTTCATATAATTGTTTGATTGTATTTAACTGCTCAATCAAATCATCATTGAAATTCATTTGGTCTTCAATTCCATTCAATTGAGTATCAAATGTGACAGGTTCATCTGCTTTAGTTGCTTTTTCAAAACTACTTTCTTGCTTAGAATAAGTAGTATCAAGTAATTTATCTAAGTCTTTGTCTAATTTGATTCCTTCTGCATTCTTTTGTGCTTCTTTATAAGCATCAGCCATTTCTTTTGTAGCCGTACCTGCTTTAAGGTTTTCAAGATATACATTCTTTAAAGTATCTGCTATTCCTTCAGCATATTCTTCAGAAGTAATGAATCCATGTTGTAATTGTGTATTTAAGTCTTCAATATTGCTTTCATAATTGACTTTGATTGTTGTTTGAGTTAAGTCTATATCTGCTGCATTATATCTGTCAATATCAGCTTGTGTTGCTTTATTAGTCTCAAATAAATATTTTAAATGACTTTCTTCTGCTTCTTTTACTTTTTTCTTATATTCTAATTCAGTAATTAGCTTATCATTATATTGTGACTCTAGATTGTTTATAGTAGTCTGATATTTTGCTTGTTCTTTAGCATCTTTTTCTGCTTGTGTCTCAGTATGACCACCTCCACCACCAGTAGGAACATCATGACCACCTCCACCTGATTTAGGTGAAGTAATCTTGTCACGACCAATAAAATAATCAACTGCTTGTTGTGGATTACCATTTGCTAGTACTACTGCTGTTTGTGCTCTTGCACTACCACCTTCTTGTTGTTGAAATTGTTTATGTTGTTGTTGTTCTCTTGTTCGAGCTTCTACTTTTTGATTTGCTGCTGTTAACTGTTCATTAACATTCTCAAGTCCCTTTGTATTCTTTTTATTAGCTTCTATTGCATCATAAGCAAGTTTGTCGTAGTTAGTAATTGATATATCACGTCCACTTTCTTCATCATGCCATGTTTCTGTTGTTGAATGTCTTTGTATGACTTGATTATTATGCTGTATTGCATTATTATATTTGTTTCTTTGTTGTTGTAATTTAAATTGTTCAAATTTTGCCGCTGTAAGTTCATCTTGTATTTTCTGACCTAATTTGAATGCTGCTAATGCTTTTTGTAAATCATCAAGTGCAGCAATATGTTTTCTTATCTCAACAACTGCATTTCCATGATATGTACCTTCACTTGCAATATATCCATTGACAGAAGGAATAATGCCTTTAAGTTTTTCTAATGCCTTTACTTTATCATCATAAGCAACATTTTCATTTTGTAATACTCCAAGTAATTGTGCTATTTGATATTTCTCTGAATCAATTGATTTTGCTACTTCTTTTGTAGCATCTATTTGCTTTTGTAAGAATGTTGTTCCTTGTTCAACATTAGCATTCATTTCTTTTTGCTTATCTGATGAACTAGATGTAGCAAAAGCATAAGTTGCTAATGCAGCTGCACCAACTATTACTAATCCAGAAAAGTCACCCATCAATGCTTTACTTACTGCTTTTACAACATTCCATGCTTTTGTTGCTATAGTATTTGCTGTGGTTGCAGCGGTATTTGCTGTGGTTGCTACTGTATTTGCACCAGTTGCTGCAGTTGTTGCTACCAACCTTATCTGTTTTAATTTAAGCATCAATGCACTATCTTTATTGAGTGTATTAGCAACTGTCTGAACTCCATTCAATATAGCTAATGCACCTTGTACCTTCTGAATTGCTTTTGCTGCATCTTCATTCTCAGCACCAAATAATGCCATGACACCAGTTGCAACAGTTCCAACAGCTGCTAAACCTTGAAATGCTTGTATGCCTGCTTGAAGTGTTGCAGTATCATTAGAATATCTTCTTACTGCTTCACTTGCATCAGCCATTGCATCTTTTATCTGACCTGCTGCTTGTGCAACTCGCGTGAACTGTTCAGTATTAGACATTCCATCGAAGTTCATTTGCGCCATTAATTGCTGCAAGTCTCTAAGCTGACGTTTCAATGGTGCTGTACTATTGATAATCTTATTGAACTTTGCATCAATTTTTTCTGTAGCGGTCTGTCCTTTGCTGCCTAAATCATTTAGTTCTGTCTTTACTTTATTTATAGTTGATGACAAGTTGTCTTGTCCGCTTAGTCTAACTACATAATCTGCCATATTACTTTTTCTTTAGATAAGTTTGTGCCATTTTATTCATGCGTTCTATGTCTTCTTTTGTTATCTTAGTATCACCTTCATCTTTGAATTCTTCTTCATTATCCCATGGTAGCTTTACTATATCATCATAATGTAGTTTCTTTGTAGATTGTACTTGTGCAGTAACGTAAGATATTAGTCTTGCTTGTTCCCATTGTTGTTTATATGCATAATGACAATATTTCAATGCTGCACTAATTTCATACCATTCCATTTCATCTAAAACATATGATGGGGAATAATGGCATTGCATTACTAAGATAGCATAGACCTCACTAATGCTTAATTTTTTTTTATATTGTCTTCTCCTTCTTCTACTACTTCAAATAATTTGTCTTTCTTTTCTTCATCTGATAATACTTTGCCAAATTCTTCTAATTTTTTTGGATCATTGTCTAATGCATCAATGAATTCATCCCAATCAATTACATTATTGGGATTATTAGCTAAAATAATAGAATAATAGAAGATATAGTTGTCTAAAAGAGTCTCTAATTTAAAACTCTTTCCAGTTATCTGTTCAAAAATAAACAATGCTCTTATAGTATACTTTACTTTGTATACTTTATTGTTAAGTGTAATTTCTTTCATTTCTTTAAATCTAGATGTTTTTAAAAAAGGGAAATGTGTTTGTCACACTTCCCTTGTATAGTTATTCGCCAAAATATGCTTTAAATCTAAATTGGTTATTACCTTCGCCTACACCAACTTGGTCAATATACCCAAATATATAGTCCATTCCAATAGGATATAGAAACGCTTCTTTGGTTTCATCATTTCCTGTAATCTCAGGATGGTCAGCTAAACTCAACATTATACCGTCAACCTGATAGTCTTGCATATCATGTCCATCTGCTGTAAATGAATCCCTTATACGAATTGTGTCTAAGAAAGGATTATCAAGCGAAATAGTAACATGATTATTACTTGGATTTATATTTGTTACATAGCCTGATATATAGCCGATTTCTTCTTCATAGTATTGACTTTTATAAAAAAACACACTGCTTAAATTAATCCTGCTACCAACAGTTAAACCATTGTCAACTTCTGCTGCAACATCTTCAAGTGTAACAATTATGTGCGGATTTGGTTTTCTGACAACTCCGTATTCATAAAATTCATACAAATACGATTGATAATTATAAACATTTCCTCCCTGTGTCAAATCTTCTGATGGGTCGCCTGACACATCATTATTCATTTCCAAATTATAATATTTTGTCAATGGTCCAACACCTGTAAATTGTACTGTAAATGTTGCATATTCTCCATTTGGTGCATTCAATTGTAAATCAGTTATAATTGCTCGGCCTGTATAACCTTGGTCTCTTGTATACCAACCATCTACAGGTGGCTCAGTATATGTTATAGGTGCTTTTAATGATAATACAAGGTCTATTTTAGTGTGATAAACCATCAGTGATTCCAAATCACCATACAATCGACCTCTGCCATCTGCACTACAAAGGTTTTCAGATGATGCAGTCCAACTCAACTTAGTAACATCAATACTATCCCAATCACTATTGATATCTTTATGTCCTTCCTGTTGTGTCTCACCTGATATTTCAATAGTATGATTTGTAGCATAAGCAATAGATTTACCGTTTACAAATAACATTAAGTCACCACCTTTTATCTTGCTCATGTCTTTTAATTAGGATATATTTAAGATATAAGTTTTTGTAATGCACCAACTCCTGTAAATTGAACTGTATATGTTGCATATTCTCCATTAGGTGCATTCAATGACAAGTTACTTATAATAACCTTGCCTTTATATTTAGGTAAACTTGGAGTCCATCCACCAGAAGGAACATCAGCAGTATTCTGTGACTTCTTAGCAAATATTGCATCTACTGGAGTCTTTGCTACCATAATATCAAATAAGTCAGCGAAATTATCACCTTGTCCATCTAATGAATATAAGTTTTCAGAAGTAGCAGACCAGTTAAGTAATCTAACTTCATTTGATGCCCAATCACCACCACCTTCATCTTTATTAGAAGTATCAGCAGTTTCTGCATTTATCTCTAATGTGTGATTTGTTGCGTAAGCAATGCTAGTATCATTTAAGAAAAGCATTAAATCTCCACCTTTAATTTTACTCATAATCTATTATTGTGATATATTTTTCTATTCTTTTAATTCAAAATCAACATCTATAATTTCAACATAACAGTCATCACTGAAATTATAGTCTTCTCTTATGTTCAATATCTTAATGTCTTCAATGATAGTAGTTTCACTATTTGAAATAAGACAATCAGCAACATCATTTGCTAATTCAACCGCATCTTCATATTTCTTTGCTATAATCAGAAATTGTACAGTAACCTTTTCTCCACTATAGTCTTTATTACTTCTTGGAGTGAATCCAGTTCTTGAATATAATATAAATGGGAATGTGGTACCTTTTGAGGCAACTATGGGAAAACACTTATTGTTTGCTTTAGACCTAATTTCTGGGTCTGACAACAGTATTCTTTTTATTTCGGCACCTATTGTGAAATTCTTCATTTAATATATTTGTCTAAAGATATTTTTATTGCTCTTGAAATTGCATCATTAATTACTCCATCACTTGAATTTCTAGCATTTGCGAAGAAATGTTTTGCTTCTACAACTCCACGATTATAGCCCTTCTTAGTATGTCTTTGCTTGATTTGTTTTTCATAGAATCGCATTCTATAGTCACTCATTATACTGACTATTACTTCTGTATATGCTTTGTCTGCTTTTAAAGTGACACCTTCATAAAATGGTCTGTTTATAAATCTGGAATAATGACTTGCTGCTTCACCCATTGCTGCTTTGAAATTACTCTTAGTAGCATCTTGCAACACTTTACCACCGGCACGAAGTCCATCTAATAATACTTTTTTCTTTATCTCATCATCATCTAATATATTCAATAAATCATCTACTTGTCTTGAATCTGTATCTAATTTAATCATGAATCAATTCTGCCTGAATGATAATACCATTGAATCCTCTTCTGTGTTCAATAGACAATATCCTATATTTATTATTTTGCCATTTAATCATGTCCTTCTCTGTGACATCTACATAATATCGAAGTGTAAAGGTCTTTGTATAGTCAAAAACTACTTCATTATGCTCTAATGTTCTTCTTCCACCTGACCACGATACTTGTGCTCTAGTTTTATAATGAAATTGCCATTCATCAGTAACTTCACCATAGTCATTGATTTGCTCTACACTACGCCATATCTCTATTATCTCATTTAATAAACCTGCCTTCATGACTTGAAATTTGTCCTATTTTTATATGTCGCTAATAGATATTCATAAGACTGTGGAATCTTGTTTATAGAACTGAAAGTGACTGACTCTCTATTCATATACATATTACCAATCAATAGCTTACATGCATGAATTATTGGTGCAGGTAATACACCGTCTTCTTCTAAATCACTTAAATCATGGTCTATATGTCTTGCTACCATTGTTTCAGCAACATCACCCAATGCATTAAGATAATCATCATCATCAACAAATTCTGTGTCGATGTTCAAATGTTTTTTTATGTCTTCTAATGTCAAATATTTCATGTCTTATTGTGTGATGTTTTTAAGGAAGTTGGGAGAATTAATCCCCCAACTCTATATGTATTGTTGAATATAAATCTCATTCACCAGTTGTACCAAATGCAAATGCTTCTGGACGAGCAACTTTAGCATCGAAATAGCAATTGATTACTAATCTTACACAACCATTAGTTGCTTGTGTGAATGGGTCTACAGTCAAGTCAATTCCACCCCATTGTCCAATCTTTAAGTCTTTCCAATTACCATAAGCAAGTTTTTCTTGTGGTACATTAGAAGTAACTAAAGCTGCAGTACCATCAATTTCTCCACCTTCCATGACAAGTCTTGTATTGTCTGCAGAACGTGCCATATTACGTAATGCTGCTTTTGCTTTAGGTGAAATAACATACTTTAAGTCACCATATACATTTGCTTCTTCTACACCAGCTTCTAATTCAGTGATGTCTTCAAAATCAGCAATAGTAGCAACAGTAGCACCATTGAAGATACCTGCAGGTTGAGTAGTTGTACCAGCTGCTTCACCTAAGATAGTTGCTTCAAGTTTATTAGAAACTGCATCTATAATGTCTTGACGAATCTTTGCTTCTGCTTGAATATTTTCTGTCTGAATTAAGAATTGTTTTGAAATATCAACATAAGCAGTCAATCTCTTTGGAGAAAGTTCTACATGTGTGAATGTACCAGCACCATCTTGTGCAGGAGCAGTCTCACCTTCCCAGAATACATTGTTTGCAGTCATTACAGGAATCTTAACGTTATTGATAAGACCAGGATAGAAGTCTGCACCTGCTTCAAGTAATACATTCTTAGCACGAAGTGGAGTAAGAATATCAAATACATCTGTAGCAACTACATCTTCACCTTCTACATTTACTGTAACAGCTGAACGTTTTTCATAAGGTAATTGAATTTGTCCTTCATAAGAACGACCTGCATTTCTGAATTCTGCTCTTGCTGTCTCCATTACAGAATTGTCAACTGCATCGAATTGTTTGCCATCTACTACGCTTTTGATAGCACGTAACAAACTGAAATTTTTTGTATTTTCCATATTAAATTTAATATCTATATTTTTTTCTGTTTTTGATTTTTTTTCTTTTTTCTCTTCTTCCTCTTTAGCATCTGAATCATCTTCTAACTCATCATCTTTATCAACAGAATTAGTATTATCATCAGAAGAATTATTATTATCATTATCTCCATCTTTTTCATCCTCTAATTCTTTTTCTTCTTTAGGTTGCTCTTCTGTTGATTCTTCCTCATTTTTAGGTTGCTCTTCTTTTATATCTTCAACCTCTTCTTTCTTTTCTTTTAATTCTTTCATCTCTTCCATAATCTCTAAAGTTCTTTTTGTACAATTAGTTGATAAATAAGCAGGTTCAAAAACAGGACTTACATCAAATAGTCTAGTTATCTTAGTTATAGTTCTATGTATAATTCCCTTTTCATCACGAGTCTTAATATCACCTTCTGGATCAATATAGCAACCAAATGAAGATGCAAATATCTCACCTCTTTTAAGATGTTCAATCAATTCATCACCATATTGGGTCTTTGGTGCTTCAAATTCATAATAAAGTCCTTCATCATCTAATTCTAACTTCAATGAACCTTCACCATATCTAGAACGTGCTAATACTTTATTCTCATCATGATTAAGCAATGCAAATATGTCACATTGTGTAAGCAAATCAGGACTAATAGCACTTCTATCTATCTTTTCATAGAATCCCATATATTGTGACTCAGAATCAAACTTCAAAGCATAACCTGTAATTAAACGTGACTCTTCATCAAATTCACGAATAATTCCATAATTTCTATACTCTTTTTCCATCTAATCTAGTCTCATTTATATATTTAAAAATAAACAAATCTATCTAATTGTATTATTTATCTGATGTATCTTGTTTATCTGATGTATCTTCTTCTGTACTTCCTATAATATTATTTTCTATATTAGTATAGTTTACCATCAATACATCACCTCCATCAATTGGTGCAAGTCCTATCATCTTTCTTGCTTCATTTATTGATATAATACCAGAGTTCTTTAATGAATTGATATAATTAGCAATACTTTGTTTGTCTGTAGTCATTAGATATTGCTCATCTAAATCAATAATCACTTTGTCTTCACCTAGTTTTCTATTCAATTCACACTCAAATAATGAAATATAAGGCAATAATGTATGTGACAGATACTCTAATTGTGATGCTTCTATAGTTGAATAAGAAGAATGTGTCAAATCTTGCAATAATACTGGTGATATTCCAAAGAATCTTGCAACATCTGTAACATTGAATAGTCTTGACTCAATCATTTGTGATTCTGATGCATTCTCTGATACTGGAATGAAATCAACATTATAGTCACATATTGCTAGACCTGAACCATTTGAACCTCCATGTACCTGTTGCCAGTTCTTTCTAATCTCATCTTTGTTCAAGTCTAATACTTGCTCATTGAACTTCAATATGCCTTTTATTCCACAACCTGAACCAAAATAGTCTTTTGCTGCTTCTTCTGTATAGTTTCCAATCTGAATTGAACGATTAGCATAAGACAATATTCCACGTCCTTGTACACCATCATTTGAATTCTTATAGAAATGCAGCATGTCTTCTGGTTTTACTACACTTGGAACATTATTATATCCACTAACTCTATATTTCAATATCTGTGATGAATATTGCCAGTCTATAGTGACTGTTCCATGTTGTAGATAAATCAATTCAATTGGTTTTCTCTTCTGGTCTCTCAATATATATACATACGCATTTCCATATAATAGCATATCTACCATCAATTGCTTTATCAAATTGAATTTGCCTATAATACAACTATTGAATAGTTTTAGCAATGCATGATTTTCAACTATTACATTGTCATCTTTTTTGCTCTTTATCAATATAGGCAATTCTGCTATAGAATTAGAAATAATATCAACAGCTGCAAATACAGATGATAGACTCATTGCAGAACCATTATCATAAGTTCCGAAGAATAATGCACCTGAATTGCTATATAAGTTAATTGGCTGTTGTGTATTGTTTCGTTTATCTATGTTTAGTAAGTGCTTAATAAATTCCATAATATAATTATACTTATCTTATATATAAAAATAAACATTTTCACTTAAAAATATCATTATATAGTGATAAAAAAGTGCTTAAATGATTTTGTTTCTAACATTCCACCTAATGCTTGCAACATAGATATAATAGCATCTATCTTTTCATATTTTGTTCCACCTTTTACTGGTTTTATATTTCCATTCCAGTCTTCTTTTAAAGTAACATTCATTATGCACCATCTGACTGCTTCATTGTCATCTAATACTACTTTTCCTAAACGTATTAGTCGTTCAAATTCTTTTGTTGGTGCATTGAAGTTACCTAAAGACTGAGAATAGGGTATCATATTAATCTTTTGTTGTACTGCATTCTCTGTGAACTGGGTTGCATTCCATTTATCATACATTACCTTGAATATCTTTACTGACTTATTGATTTCTAATATCTTATTCAATATATAATCATAGTCACATGCATTGCCAGGAGTCTTAATCATCTGTCCTGTATTAATCCAATGTTGATATAGATGTTTATTTGGTGACTCTTCTAATGCAACTTCTGGAATAAACAACCATGTCTTAAAATAGAATTTTTCTTCGTAATTAAACAATAAAGATATACAAGTTAAATCAGATGTTGAACCTAAGTCTATTCCCATTATTCCATATATCTTTTCTTTGTCTTTAAAGTCTTCTATATTGAATTTCTTTGTATTCTCTAACAATAGACTATAAGGCAACCAATCATTCTTCATATTTACCCACATATTAAATGTCTTTGTTAATATTGCTCTCTCTTCTGAAGAATTATTTTGTGCCATTTGTAATTGTTGTTTCATATAGTCTTCATTGACAGTAATACCTAAACTTGGACAACATTTATACCAATTATGTGAATCTTTCCAATCATCATTTTTATCCATTTCATAAATCAAAGCAAATATAGTATCATCTTCTTTTACACCTCTCAATATTTCTTCGCACATATCACGATATTTCTTACATGGACATAATAAATCAAAACCTGCTGTTGTAATATATAACATTAATGGTTGTTTTCTATAACCCATACCTGATACTAATACATTTGGAATGTCATTATTTTTCATTGCATGATATTCATCTACAACACAAAAACTTGGTGAGAATCCGTCTCCAAAGGAGGCATCCGAAGACATTATCCTGAATCTAGATTTAGTCTTATCATATCTTATTTCTCCTCTCATAGGTCTAAATAACTTAAACTTATTAATTGATTCAACAAATGCAGATGCCTTTTTAAATGCAATTCTACTTTGTTCTGCTGATGGACTTACACAATCAACTTCTGCACCTGCTTCTCCATCTGCTATTAAAAAATATAGACCTAATGCTGATGCTATACTCGTTTTACCACATTTTCTTGAAATCTGAATATATGCATTTCTTACTAATCTTGAATCATTGTCTTTTCTTATCCATCCACATATTGCATATACTAAGAATTTTTGCCATTCTTGCAATTCAAAATTTTTACCAGCAAAATCTCCTTCAAAATGACGTAAGTGACTTATAAATCTAATTGGTTTTTCTGCTCTATCTGGATCAAAATATATATCATCACGTTCAAAATAACTCATATATCTTTCACAGGCAAGTCTAACTAATTCACCTGCTATGATTTTACCACTTAAAACACCTTCTGCATATTTAGTAAATTTATGATCAATATTGATATTCATCTATTTTTTAATACGACCTTTAATCCAGCCATTATTTAAATATTTTTCTAGTTCTTCTTTTTTAATCATTTTTGAAATAATACATTTTTCTAAAACATATTCAATTTTTTATCAATATTTTTATGAGAGTCATTCTGATACATTCTGAGACACTTAAATTATTTAGATATATAATTTTATTGTTTTTGTATTTGATTACATCCTGATGCATTCCAGATATATCCACATTAATCCTGTTTATATTCTATGATAATTCTATTACCTTTCCATTCACAAATTATGTCAAATTGTTCTTCTGACTCTTCTTGTATCTTTAATAGTTCCTGAAATAGCTTAGACTTACTCATGAACATAACTCCTCTAGATATTCTTCTTCACTTCCTTCAAGATAATCATTCTTAGTTAATGCTTTCATCTTTGCTCTAGAAAGTGGTGTCAATGAAAACGATTTCAATAAGTCTTTTAATTGATTTTGTGCTCCATTCATTATCATTACACATTGATTCTTATATGGTCTTCCATGAGTGTCTTTGCACATTATTCCATTCTTCTTTATATTGTCTTTTGCTTCCAAATATAATGAATAGTTGTCTGCAATTAAATCTAATGACACTCTCCATGACTCTGGTATCTTTCCATAGTCTTGTTCTAGACAGGATATTACATTGCCCATGTATTCCTGCACTCTCTTATTGTATTCTTTATATAGTTTTGTTGAATCCATGTTGTTATGTAGTAGTATATATTTATATCTAAATGTATTTCTGAATATATCACTTTATTTAAAACTGATATAATTTCAATACATCGTGATAACTTTTTGTTAAAAATAGTGTCCTTTTGATATATCTGGTGTACCAGAAATTACGAAAAGTAACAGATTTTTGAAAGGACATTTGCGCGTTATTTAGAACATCTGAACCTCAAAATATCATATAGGCCGCTATAAAGTATTGGTAATCAATCACTTGTGATATAGGGTATATAAATAGTTAATATGTATTGGTAATAAATTATTTATATAAAGTATTAGTAGTCAATTACTTATACTATTGAATTATTGTTTATTCTTTTCAATCATAATGGTCAGCATAATTTAAATGATATTTCTTTGCATAAGCATGTAGTTTACTATGGCATTCTTTACAAACAGAAATTAAATTAGATTTATCAGTTAGTAAGTCAAATCGTTCTGCTTCTGTTGTACCTGATAATATAAACTTCTTATGATGTACCTCTTCAGCTGCTTTTGTTATTCCTTTTGATAAACATATCTCACATAATGGATAGTCTCTTATATATCTATTACGTATTGTTTGCCAAGATTTACTATTATAGTATTTAGCTGAACGATTTTGTTTAGGTTCTTTTTTCTTCTTTAAGTCTCTAAGTCTTATAATTGTTGGCATCTATAGTTAATAATAAATCTTTATATTTCTTAATCAACTTATATTTGAGTCTATTAATCTTGCTAATGCATTTACTGTATTCATTATGTAGATAGTTTGATTGTTCGAATTCCTGTTTATGTTTAAGTGTTGATGCAGTATAACATAGCTTGATAATAGACTCAATATAATATTCTATCTCATTCATTTGTCTTGTATGACTATTGTATCTATCAACCAAATAGGTATTACAATTATCCATAATAAGAATATCAATAGTCTATTAGATAGTTTTGTTATGCGTTCTGTTCTTTTATATTCTAATGTAAGTCTTAGTCCTATTCCAAAATATAGTATAGCTAAGAGTATTAATAGTATTATAATTCCTAAATTCATTGTTGTTTATCATCATTATTTTTATTATCTTCATTATTATTAAATGAGAGCAACCAATTCAATAATACAACTGCTGCTGCAAAATAACATATATACATTGCGAAATCTGACATAATATTATTCTAAGATATATTTATTTTTCTTTTATTATATTTGCTATTAGTATCAATTGGTCATTAATAATTGACATTACATCTACTATTCTTTCTATTGTTTCCTGTTGTTCTTTAGTATCAAACTTTACTGCTGTCAATCTTCCTTTTAATTTGGCTAATTCTAATTCTACCTTATTAAAATATATTGGTTCTATAGATGTAGGTTCAATAGATGACTGTTCTTTTACATCTGCATAATATTTCTGTTGCATAGTTATTATTTATATATATTTTTATTATTTGCTTTATAATTAAAAATAAACATTTTTCAATCAATTGGTTTATTTTTTTCTAAGAAAAGATTGTTTGCTTGTTCAATAGCATTGTTTACTACTTCTTCTGTCCAGCATTCTTTTGTTATCTTTACATTCAATAGCTTATCATACCATTGATGTAATGCTTTCTTTATAGCATTATGTAATATTGATTCTAGTATTCTAAGTTCATTTGGACCTGTACCATATAATAAGTTCTGTTTTCTAGTAGTCCATTCTAAATTATCAAGTCTATTGTTTGTCTTGTCATAGTCTTTATGATGTACATCTAATTTATTTGCATTGTCTTTAGGTTCAAATGCTGTCAATACTAATCTATGTACACATAATGTTTTAGTTATTCCTTTATTTGATAGACATACTGTTGTATATCCTGAATTTTGTATATGTGCAGATATTATTCTTTTTGTTTTCTTGTTTCTTATTCTACCCAAATCTGATGCTTCATAGTTTGGATAATCTTTGATTTGTTTCCATTGTTCTTCCATGTTATTATTATAGTTATTTTTATTATTTCCTTTTATAATTAAAAATAAACATTTTTCAAAGGAACGGTCAAAAAACTCCATATAGATTGGATTTTTTTACCTTTTTTACCTTTTTAAATTTTGACATAAATTATTAGTATTCAATTGCTTAGATTAATATTTTTACTTTTTTTACCTATTTACTGTCATCTGCCTTATATATATATATTTTTATTGTTTTTGTATTTTTTATTTTTCATTTACTTTTTCTAAATATAAGGTAAAAAAGGTAAAAAAGGTAAATACTATTGATTATCAATAACTTAGAACATTGAATTTTTACCTTTTTTTACTTTTTTTTACCTTTTTGCTTTGCTATTTTATTTGCACCAACACTTTAATGTACCTTTTAGATAACCAGCAGTTTTATTTGTCCAACCATTTCTTATCATCATCTTCTTCAATAATGTCATTGTATTTGTTCCATATTTTGATTTTA